CACAAACCGAAAGCACCCGATGAAAAACAGAGTAGTAAGTCCCATCAGCATCTTTTCCCAAGATAAGTTTATCTGGGATATGCTGGTTGATACAGATAAATGGGTAAGAGCGTGCCCCGGTGACACACTACTTGTCGAACAAATCGACGAGTTTAAGTGGCACTGGGTTTACGATCCTTACTCATTATCGGCAAAAATGCCGAATGCAGCGTCTTTGTTGCATTGGCTGCTAGATCAATATGATAAATTCATTATTGAGTTAGCAGAATCCAATGCTTCATCGAACCGTCGCAGTTTCCGAAGATGGTTGCTTAAGAAAATTAAGCCGTCATACTTCGATTCTGTTCTAAACTCCTGTCTAAAAAGCAGGAATCCAGAAACGGAAGAAGTTGTCACTGCCTTACTAATTGTTCATTTTTATGAGCAACGTACGACATAAACAACCCCGAGACTACGATACGAGGCAATTCTGTATTAGAATATTCGGTAGGGCTAATAACCCTCCCGATATGGGTGGACATAGACTAGCATTTTGCTGGGATGTGTCCATTCTCTCGTTTGTAGTCCGCAAGTGTGTGCATGCTCTAGGAGGTTATCCTTATGGTAACCAATAAGAGCCTAGATGAAAGTGAAATCATCGCTGCACTTCTTGCGGACGCTCACGCGTCACTTGGAGTGTTCAACACAAGATCTCTGCGACTAACACAGCAATGTGTTAGGAACAGGTATCTCTCTGAAGGAGTGGGATTCTTAACAAAGAATCTTCCCCGTCTTGGTAGGCACCTTGATCAGGCGCTTACAGGAAATGTACGATTCGACCCTGCTTCCATGCGTTTTGCTACGCATGGTCACAGTCACTTGCCCATCTTTTTGGGTGAAATGTTCGAACGTATATTCCAACCGGACGGTTCTCTCCTTTCCGATCCAGACGCACAATGCGTTAAGCTCGTAAGGCAAATACTGTATTTGTTTTACAAGTATGAGTTGCCTTATGACGAGGTACAAGAACAAGAGGTCCTATCCGCCTTTGAAAAGACGGAAAAAGACTTACTCGAAATGCACAGCTCGTTTGCTTATTGGCATCGTGCTTGGCATAGTATTAATCGTAAGAAGCACCTCCTCGGAAAATCTGCAGGGGTTAATTACCCTTGCGAAATTTCTCCTGAGGAACGCTTCTTTATGATTATTCGCGAGGCGAGGAAGTTGCTTTCGCAACTCTTCGCATCGTTCGACCCTACGGACATTTACCCTCAGCATGGGCCCGGCGTCGTTGCCACAAAGCAAAGACTCTGGTCCAAGTACCGATGGGAGAATGTTTCCAGTCGAATCACAACCCTCTATCCTTTTGACGAGTATTTTACCTCGTCTCTGGGACACGTTTGTGATGTTTACCGCAACTTCGATGTTGTGGATGACACGGATCATCCGGCGCAAGTAATTCTTGTGCCGAAAGATTCCCGCGGGCCCCGCCTTATATCTTGTGAACCCGTTGATTTCCAATGGATTCAGCAGGGTTTAAGGAAGGCCATCTATGAGTTAGTGGAGTCACATTATATTACCAAACATAATGTCTTCTTCACAGATCAAGTTCCTAACCAGAAGGGGGCTTTAATTGGCTCG